AATCAAAGGCGCCCAACGAATCTTAACGCCAGGATTCTGAACACAGTAAGCCATCCAAGAAGTCATGATTGCAGCAGCACCAGGTTCTGTCAAGATCATTGCCAAGTGTCCCTGCACTACATCTATAGCTTCAAGGTCTCCTTTGCTGTATGCAGCAGGTATATCAGGTGGGCTGTTTTTGTTGTATTCATTGACACAAGGGACTCCATTCATCTCAAACAAGTCACCAACAGCAGGTAGATAGATGATTTTGTCAGGCGTTGGTATGCCCCACAAATCCAAGGCCAAAGTAGCAGCCGAGTCATCACCTGTCAGCCTGTTGAACATGGCACCAAAGCCTGACTGTGTAACTTTCCTTTTGGTGACCACATTAAAGAACCGGTCTTCATGTGTGACGTAGACCCAATCAGCTGCCCAGTCAGGCACACCATCTCTGCCCTTTGGCTTGATCAGGTTCTTTGCATCTCCAATCGATACAGGGAACTTAAACTCTTTGAACTTGTCTTTAAGTATGTGAGCCAAAACACCACGGCTGATGTGGTCAATGCCAAGCTCTTCTTTAATTGACTCAACCACAGTGGTTCTTAATTGATTAATGTCTGGGCAATCCTTGATCATTGCCTCATACTTTTCAAAGGTCCTTGTTTGCTCAGCCTTCTTGACCTCACCAACCCGCTTAATGATCGAAGCCAAGGTGATTGCACCGCCGCCTGTGCTGCGCTGCTCACTAAAAGAATCCCACTTAGTTTCTAGTTCTTGCCGGTTATAGGTAGACGTGGCTTGACTAACCTCATCCCAGACTTCCATCCACTTGCCATCACCAGAACCTTGATGATGAAGTGCCATGCCAAGTTGCAACCAATCCTCATAGTTGTCAATGTCACCCATATATGGTATGAGCTCATCACTGACCTTGTCAATATCCCAACCGGTCAATGGCGGTTTGTAGGTTTCTAAAGAACTGACTTGGTTGTTTGAGCCGAAGTGTTTTTCCACAAACCAGTCAATGTCTTGGACAGTATCAGGCAAGCAGCCGTGACCGTTTAATGTGTGGCCTGTAACTGTAAAGTACCTGCCATCACGGTAAACTTCAATGTTGCCCTTCTTGCCTGAGATTGCTAAGTTAGACCTGGTGAATAACTTTATGCCTTTGCCTGAAGGGCTGATCTCTGCATAGCCATCAATACGGCCCAATACCTCTGTGGCATCTCTGTTCAGTTCACCATCAATAATGCAGTCATCAAGGTCAATACCTTGGAAGTCATTTGAGCCATCAATTGTGATGCCTATGCCATCAAAGCCACCCATCAGGTAAGCATCCATGGCATCTTCATAGGTTGTCCATGTAGCAGCAGCTGTGCTCTTTGCCATCTTGCCATCAGTCTGGTAAGGTACCTTTTTCCATACAACCTCACCGTTCTGCTTTGACTGAGGTACCATCTTCCACATGACCCATCGAGGGATGGCCTTTAACTCTGTAGGGATTTTGTTTGGCACTACTGCCAGGACTGTAGGTTTATTTTGCATTAGCCTCTCCTCTTTCGTACAAGAGGCTAGCTAAAGCCACGATGTTGTTGGCATCAATGTTTCTGAGTCTAAGTTCTATGAGCATAGTCTTAGAGACTAGTAAGAGTTTGCGCGCATCTTCAGCAGCCTCCCTTAGCTCAGGAGACAAAGACAAGAGTTGTTCTTGATGCATAAAAAACAATGCGTCATCGTCGGTTTCGTAGTCTGACATGTTAGAGGGGTTCCTAGAAAGTAGAAAGGAAAAAGAAAAGGAGTTAAAATTCTAACACAAAAAACAATGTACAATAAACTATGACCTCAAAAAAAATTAAACCTTTTAAAGCCGAATGCCGACAGGCTCTTGAGTTGCTGCTTGTTCACTTTGGCACAAAAGCCGAGATGGCAAGGCAGGCAAAGATGAGTAGGAATACCGTTTCTTACTGGTTTACACGTGGCCAGGTAGGGCGTGTGGCTGCCAAAAAGTTCGGTTCAATGAAGGCCTTACCATTCACAAAAGAGCAGCTCAGGCCTGATATAGGCAATTGGCTGCCAGTGGCCAAACGCAAATAAATTAAAAAAAAACTAAAATAGTTGTGTACGACCTAAAAAGTGTTGTACAATTATCTCACAGCAATCCGCTGTCTCAATGTCGTAAAAGGAAAACATCATGAACACAGTATTTAAAGCATGGATCTACGAAAACACAGAGCATTTTGGCGGTTACACAGGAGAGATTGAAGGTGTAAACATCAACACCAACATTGAAGATCTTAAAGATACTCCTGTAGAGTTTTACGCTAACACAAAAGCAGAGTTGCTTCAAAGCATGATTTGCTTTTTAAAGTCACAAGGTAAAACCGGAATTTTAAGAGTTGTCAAGTAAAAAATAATTGTGCAGCGCTTAAAAAGCGTTGTACAATTCACTCACAGCAATCCGCTGTCTCAATGTTGTAAAGGAATTATCATGAACAAAGTCTTATTAGTCACAATCAAAAACGTGTATGGCACAGAGATGATTTATCCTGCAAATGATGCAGCTCACATCTTTGCAAACATTGCACGTCAAAAAACCTTGAGCCGTGACACTCTTAAGAATGCAAAAGCTCTTGGCTATGACGTTCAAGTTCAACAGCCTACATTGGAGCTTGCATGAAATACAAACTCAACATAGAACGTGACGTAGATCAAGATGGCTACGGCGATGACGTGGTCTACATCCTAAATCTACCTAATGGCTTTAGGTTCTACGATGACTTAGTCCATACAAGAGGCTATGACACTATGGCAGAACTAAAGCAGTCAGTCAAGAACGACATCATCCCTTGTGATTGTAAGGGCTGCAAAGCATGAAAATCTATCTTGCACTTGCTGCCATTGCTTTTCTAATTCCTTTCTACTTGATTGGCGTAGCAACTGCTATGCTCATTGATAAGCTATGGTCATGGGGAACAGAGTGAACCTATACCCACATCAAGTTCAAGCGGTGCAATGGCTAGGTCAGCGACCTAAGGCCATTCTTGCCTTGGACATGGGTTTAGGCAAGACTTGTGTGTCTGCCTTAGACTTAGTAAAGCCTGCGCTGGTGGTGTGCCCAGCCTCGCTTAAACTCAACTGGCAAAGAGAGCTAAAGATGTGGCGGCCTGACCTAAGCGTACAGGTTATCAAGTCACCTAAAGACCAGCCAAATAAGTCTGACGTGACTATCATCAACTATGACATTCTGCAAAAGGTAGATCTACCTATAGTCAGCACCTTAATTGTTGATGAGGCACACTACGCAAAGAATTACAAAGCTAAACGTACAAAGGTTTTGATGCAGCTGATCAAAGCTGCACCTAATGTAAGTCTACTTACAGGCACACCAATCGTCAATAGACCAATTGAGTTGTGGACTTTGCTCTACTCAATCGGTGCAACTAAGCTTGGTTACTTTGAGTTTGGCATGAGGTACTGTGCAGGTTGGAGAACGCCTTGGGATACCTATGACTTTAGTGGATCAAGTAGGTCTACGGAGCTAGCAGCTGTACTTAAACCATTTATGCTGCGGATGACAAAAGCTGAATGCTTAAAAGATCTGCCATCAAAAACTTATAGAGTCATTGAGCTTGATTTACCTGTTGATAAGCGTGAAAAAGATTTTGATCAAAAGCAAATTGACAAGCCAGACTCAATACCTTTTGAAGCTATCAGTGACATTCTTAAGATGAACGCTGAACGCAAGCTGCCTGATGCAATCACATACATTAAAGACTGTCTTGAGCAGACCGACAAGGTCGTAGTGTTTGCTCACCACATACACATCATTGACAGTTTAATGGATGGGCTCAAAGAGTTTAACCCAGTTAAAGTAACTGGTTCAGTAAAGAATGAAGATAGACAAACAGCTGTTGACACGTTTCAAACAGACAAAGCTTGTAGAGTCTTTGTAGGCAATATCAAAGCTGCAGGAGTAGGCTTAACTCTGACTGCTGCAAGCCATGTAATTTTTGTTGAAGCCAGCTGGTCACCAGCAGACATACAACAAGCAGCAGACCGCTGCCACAGAATTGGACAGAAGGACAATGTTACGGTCGACCTTCTGACCATATCCGAGTCCATCGACTCTTTAGTGCTGCATTCAGTGCTAACGAAGATGGACGTCATCGACCGTATTATTAAGGAGTCCACCATGGATCAATCTCTCATTGCACAAAAACTTCGTGAACTTGCTGACCTGTTTGACCAACAAGCAGTAGCGCCTAAAGCAGAACCTAAAGTAGTTAAAGAAACAAAAGCTGTAAAGATAGAGCCTGCAGCAGCGCCAATGGACGTAGCAGCAGCGCCAACACTTGATGACTTGCGTCAAGGTATGGCTGAGTTGATCGGTTCAGGCAAGCGTGACAAAGTCATTGCAATTCTTGCAAACCTTGGCGTTAAGAAAGTTAGCGACATTGAAGATGACAAATTTGCAGAAGCAATGGGCTTGATCAATGGCGCACGCTAAACTATCACCATCAGCAAGCGCTAGGTGGATGACCTGCCCTGGCAGCGTTCACTTAGAGCCTGACTTTAAAGGCGGAGACTCAAGCATATATGCAGAAAAAGGCACTGCAATGCACACAGTCTCTGATGACTGTTTGACCAAAGGTCTTGAGCCTAAGTCATTTATTGGTAAAACCGTCAATGGTCACATCATTGTGCAAGACATGATTGATATTGTTCAAGTGTACGTGAACTATCTTCAGTCTTTAAATGGCCAAAAGTTTTATGAAGAGAAGGTGACTCTTGCTGAAGTTATCAATGATTGCTGGGGAACAGCTGATGCCATCATCATTGAAGGCTCATTGATGCGAGTTATTGATCTTAAAACAGGCGGCGGTATTAAAGTAGAAGCTGAAGGCAATACACAGCTTCTTTGCTATGCATTAGGTGCGTACTTAAAGTATTCACCTGCGTATGACATAAGCGCTATGGCATTGACAATCGTGCAACCGCCAATGGGCAACATTGATACATGGACCATTAGTGTTGAAGATCTACTAGCCTTTGCAGAAGCACTTAAACTGGCTTATGCTGCAATTCAAAATGAGCCTAACAAGTTCGTAGCTAGTGACCAAGCTTGCAAATGGTGTCATGCTAAAGCACAATGCCCTGAGATGAAGCGGTTAGCCAATGAAGCTGCTGCAGTAGACTTTAACGACTTAAGCACAAGCAGCATAGAAGAGTGGCTGCCTAAACTTAAGATGCTAAGTTTGTTTATTGAAGCTGTAGAAGCTAAAGCAAAAGACACAATGTTAGCAGGCGGATCAATCCCAGGTTGGAAAGTTGTTGAAGGCCGTAGAACCAGAAGCTGGACAGACCCTGTACAGACTGAGCTGTGGTTAAAGCAGCAAGGCTATGACCAGATCTATACAAAGCCTGTTTTACTTAGTGTTGCTCAAATGGAAGCTAGCCTCAAAGGAGAATTTTTAGATATAGATGATTTTGTAACCATAGGTTTTGGCCAACCCACCATTGCTCCTGAGAAGGATAAAAGGCCTTCTGTGGACAAAAACCAGTCAGCCAAAAAAGATTTTGAAAAAAATGCAAAATAATTGTGCACAGCCCAAAAAGCGTTGTACAATTAACTCACGGCAACTTCGCCGTCTTAATGTTGTAAAGGAATTATCATGTCACACGAATTAGACTTCTCAAACGCACAAGCCAACTTTGCTCACGTAGGTGAAAAGGCATGGCACGGTCTTGGCCAAAAGCTCGAAGCAGGACAACCATTAAAAGTATGGGCTAAAGCTGCAGGCTTGTCACACACAGTCGAACGCTCTATGGTTCAGTATCTTGCAGGCAAGCACTGCGTTATGACACCTCATATTGGTCGTGACGTGTTGTATCGCTCTGATACACACGCACCTCTTGGCGTTGTTGGCAAAGACTACAAAGTAGTGCAGCCTTCTGATGTATTAGACTTCTTTGCTAAGTTAGCAGAGAACAATAACTTTGAACTTGAAACAGCAGGTTCATTGTCCAATGGCAAACGTATTTGGGCAATGGCTAAAGTCAATGATGGCGCAACAGTAGTTGGTCAAGACGTAGTCAAGCCTTATGTTCTATTGGCCACATCTTATGACGGCACATTAGCTACAACGGCTAGATTCACTAGTGTGCGTGTTGTTTGCTCAAACACTCTTGGCTTTGCTACAGAAGAAGGCGGCGACACAATCAAGATTAACCACTCTAAAGAGTTTAGCGCTAAAGACACTGCTCTTGATTTAGGCATTGCGTTCAACTCATTCGACAAGTTCTTGATTGATTCGCGCCGCTTAGCTGCAAAAGAAGTCAATAGCACTTTTGCTGTGGAGTTTCTTAAGTTGCTTTTGCCTGCGTCTGTCCGTACAACTACAGTCAATGGTATCAAAACAAAAGAACCTGTGCCAGTAGAAAACACAAAAGCTTTTCAGTCAATCATGGCTTTGTTCAATGGTCAAGCTTTAGGTTCTGACTTGCCAGAAGCTAGCGGCTCCGCATGGGCATTACTCAATGCT